GTGTGACCTTGCCGATAGATTACTAAGCTCGATTGATTATCCTGTCAAGGATTTAGTTATTATTGACAATTCGGGTCGGCGTGAATATGAGCCTGTGAAGCCTGATTTGGTTGAGCGGATGTGGTTTATTCAGGTTCCTCATGGTTTGGGTTATGGTGGGGGTTTGAATCTGATTGTGAAAACTACTCCTTTTGCTCCTTATTGGGTTTTGTTGAATGATGATAGTGTTTTGGCTCCTGGGGCGTTGCAAAAGATTTCTGAGCAGGTTGATACTGATGCGATCAACTTTTTGAGTATTATGCCTAAGTGGTCGGGGTTTGTTTTGGGTGAGGGTGCAGTGTTGAAGGCTGGTTTGTTTGATGAGCGTTTTCACCCGATTTATTTTGAGGATAATGATTATGAGCGTAGGTTGATGGCTAAGGGTGTGAAAGCTAAGTTTATTCATGCTGTTTTGCAGCATGATAATAGTTCTACTTTGAACTCTGGTTTTCATAGCCAAAATAATTTGACTTTTCAAAGGAACTCTCAACTGTTTGATAAGAAGGTTGCTGAAAATGATTTGAGTGAGGGTTTTTGGGATTTGGATATTAGAAGGGCGAACTCTTGGGACAGATAGTTTACAGCGGTGGAACTTTCGACCTTTTCCATTCTGGGCATGCTAACTTTTTAGGTTTGTGTCGTAAGCTCGCTGGTGAGGATGGCAGGGTTGTTGTGTCTTTGAATACAGATGAGTTTATTGAAGCGTATAAAGGTAAGCCGCCTGTTATGTCTTTTGAGGAGCGTAAGGCTGTTCTCAAGGCTTGTAGGTTTGTGGATCAGGTTGTTGCTAATACTGGTGGGGCTGATTCTAAGCCTGCTATTTTGACTGTTATGCCTGATTGGGTGGTTATTGGTGATGATTGGGCTAAGCGTGATTATTATGCTCAGATGCAGTTTAGCCAGGAGTGGTTGGATGGGTTGGAGATTGGTTTAGCGTATTTGCCATATAAGCAAGGTATCTCTACTACTGATTTAAAAAAGCGTATAGTCGCTAATCAAGTAAAATAGGAATAGATTTTAGGAGCTTATTTTGGCTATAACTAATGGATATTGCACTCTTGCAGATGTTAAGGCTGCTTTGCGTGTAAATGATACTTTGGATGATTCTTTATTAGAGTTGGCTGTTGAGTCGGCTTCTCGTTTAATTGATGGTTATTGTAACCGCTATTTTTATCAGGGTCAGGCTGGCGAGGTTCGTTATTATCCTGCAACTGATTCATATATTTGTTGGATTGATGATGCTTCAGATATTACTTCTTTAGATACTTGTTCTAACCTTTACTATCTTTATGATGTGCATTGGAACGGGAATGTTCAGGCGAATGGTTCTAAGGATTATGAAAAGTTGCCTGTAAATGGTTACGCTAATGGTGGTTATAGCCCTTATACAGCAATTAGAGCTGTAGGACACTATTTGTTCCCTATTCTTGGTGATAATGCTTTGGTGAAGGTTACTGGAACTTTTGGTTGGGCTTCTGTGCCAACTGCAGTTAAGCAGGCAACTATTATCCAGGCTTCTCGTATCTATAAGCGTTTAGAGAGTCCTCTTGGTGTTGCCGGTATTTCAGATATTGGGATTATGCGTGTTGGGCGTGGTCTTGATGGTGATGTTCAGCAGTTAGTTGAGCAGTATCGCCTTATGAGGACTAACGCTTAATGGCTTCTATCGCTGATCTTAGAGCAGGTTTGGTTGCTAATCTTCAGACTATAAATAATTTGAGGGTTATTGCTACTTTGCCTGATAATGTGAATCCTCCTGCAGCTTTGATTAGTTTGGAGAAGATTGCTTACAATAGGGCTTTTCAAAAGGGTATGAGTGAATACACTTTTAAAGTTTCTGTTATTGTGGGGCGTGTTGCTGAGCGTGTTGCTCAACAGAATCTTGATGTTTATGTTGGTCAAGGTAAGGGGTCTATAAAGACTGCTCTAGAATCGGATAAGACTTTAGGTGGGGTTGCTTTTGATGTTTATGTTGCAGAGCTTTCCGCTTATGGCTCGGTGTCTTTGGGTGGTATAGACTATTTAAGTGCCGAGTTCTCGGTTCAAGTATTCGCAAGTTAAGGAATAATAATGGCAATTTTTGTCGCAACAGACTTTAGCGTTAGCATTAATGGTTCAACTGCTTTAGCTCCATACCTTACTCAGGTTGAACTAAAAACTTCTGCTAATGACATAACTACTACTTCGTTTGGATCAACATGGGTTACTCGTGTTGCTGGTCTAAAAGAGGGTTCTCTTACACTTCAGTTCAACCAGGATTATGCTGCTTCTGCTGTTGATGCTACTTTGTGGCCTTTGTTAGGTTCTAATGCAACTGTAGTTATCAAGCCAACTTCTACCGCTGTATCTGCAACTAACCCTGCTTATACTGCGATTTGCAGTGTTATTGATCTAACTCCTGTTTCTGGGCAGATTGGTGATTTGAGCACTTTCTCTGTCACTTGGCCAACTAATGGTGTTGTTAGCAGAGCGACTGCTTAATGAATCAAATAATCTTACGCATCCTTCTAGCCGATAATTCAAGTGTGGAAGTTACGACTTCTGCCGGCGATATTGTGAAGTGGGAAACTCATTTTGATTTAGGTATAGACAAGTTGGAGAGAGCAAGTCATTTGTATTATCTCGCTTGGTTAGCTTTGACTCGTTTAGGTAAGACTTCTGCTCTGTTTGATGTTTGGGTTGATGGTATTGCTGGAGTGGAAGTGGATGACCCAAAAGCATAAAGGCTTTGGGTGTTGATTCTTTTCATTGGTTTATTGCTAATTTAGCGGTTGCTACTGGTATTGCTCCTAGTGTTTTGTTGCAGGAGAGTGACCGTATGTTAAATACTATGATGTTTGCGGTGCAGGCTCAGCGGGGTTCTAATGGCTGAGGGCTTTGAAAATAAAGTTGTTATTGAAAATGCTAAGGGCACTTTGAAAGCTCTTCGGGAGTTGCATCCGGAGCTTCGTAAACAATTGACTCGAGATTTAAAAGAAGTGTCTAAACCTATGGTTGAGGGCATGAAGTTGAGAATTAAGGAACTTGCTCCTCCTGTAGGTTCGTTAGATCATTCTGGTCGCACTAACTGGGATAACGGTAAATATCGGAGTGCAAATATTAAACCTGATAATGTTATCGCCAAGTTAAGTTCGGGGCGTTCTCGTAAGACTGCTATTACTTCTCTTTTTGCTGTTTGGGTTCGTTCTCCTATGGCTTCGATTATTGGTGTTATTGGTAAGGGTTCTATGGTTCCTCGTAGGGCTGTTACCAGGGAGTATGAATGGCGTGGGACTACTAGGCGGCATAAGAATAATGGGCAGGGTGAAAAGTTGCTTAGTTTTGTTGATAATCATGGTGAGCGTAACTGGTTTTATCGTGAAGCTGAAAAAACTATGCCTAATGTTGAGCGTCAAGTAAAATTGACTTGGGATAAGTATTCTAAAATAGTTTCTGGAAAGTTGCGGTAGTCATGTCTTTAGTTGCAAGTATTCTCTCTAAGTTTGATGACTCGGGTGTTAAGAAGGCTCAGACTGCTTTTGGTGGTTTGAAGAAGGTTCTTTCTGTTGGTTTAGCTGTTGAAGGTTTGAAGCATGTTGGTGAGGAACTGTTAAAGTTTGCTGAGGTTGCCGATAAAGATCAGAAGAGCATGCAGTTGCTTAATAGTCAGTTGACTCGTAATGCTCATGCAACTAAAACTCAGACTAAGCAGAATGAAGTTTTTATTAAAACTCTTTCTCAGCAGGTTGGTATCACTAAGGATCGTTTAAGGCCTGCTCAGGCTAAGTTGGCTCGAGCTACTGGTGATGTTACTCAGTCGCAAAAGTTGTTGAAACTTGCTTTGGATGCTTCTGCTGTTTCGGGTAAACCTTTGGAAACTGTGTCTTTGGCTTTGGCTAAGGCTTATACCGGTAATACTGGGGCTTTGGCTCGTATGTTCCCTGAGTTGAAGAAGTCTAAGGATGCTATTGCTGATTTGAATAAGGAAGTTTCTGGTTCGGCAGCTCAGCAGGCTAATCCTTTCGATAAGTTGAATGTTGCTATGACTAATCTTCAGATTAAGATTGGTGAAGTTATTTTGCCTTATTTTGAAAAGTTTGTTGATGCTTTCACTAAGCCTGGTGGTATGGGTGATCAGATTGGTAAGTTTTTTGAGGATTTGTCTAACCCTAAAACTAATGTTGGTAAAACTTTTCAAGATATTAAGGGTGCTGTTGATAACACTATTACTGGGGTGAAAAACTTTTTTGCTTTGTTTGGTGGGGGTGATGCTATGAAGGGTTTTGCGAATATTGCTAAAGCTTTAATTGATATGCTTCCTGCTTTGCTTGCTTTGAAGGGCATTATGATGCTTTCTGCTGCAGGTTCAGCTATTACTAATCTTGCTAAGGCTGTTGCTTTGATTCGTGGAACTTCTGTTATTCCTAGCACTAATGCGCCCACTCCTGTGGGTAAATTAGGTAATATCGCTAAGTTTGGAACTCTTGCAACTGTTTTGTCTTTATCAGGTGATACTGAACAAGAATCTCCTGATGCTAAAGCAAAGCGTTTGGCTAGTATTAATAAACAAAATATGAATACTAAGGCTGGCGAACTTTTGCAAAAAGATAGAGCCAATAATTTTATGAATCTTTTAAATACTCCATTAACTGGCAACAATTCAACTACTGTGAATGTTCATGTTCATAGTGCTGATCCTAAAGCTGTTGTTGATGCTGTTTCTCAGTATGTG